AATGTGCCGGCGCGCGCCGTGCTGCAACTGATCGGCTGCACTGACGAAACGGAATTCAAGCAGAAGCTGCGCGCCGAACTGGCGCTCGCGCTTGAGCAATCCGCCGACGCTGATATTTCCCTGGACGACGACGATGACGACGGCGCCGAAGACTGAACAGTTCGGCAATGCTGAAGCCGTGCTGGCCGCCCTACGCCGAGCGGCCAGAAACCTTGTGCCGCCGCCCGACATGCTCCCGTCTGAGTGGGCAGAAGCGAATGTGCGCATCCCCGTAGGCAATGCCATCCCAGGCCCGATTAGCTTCGATAATGCGCCGTACCAGCGCGGTATGCTGGACGCTATCAAGGAACCAGGCGTGCGCCGCATCGACTATATGACGGGCGCGCAGCTTGGGAAGACGACGGTGCAGCAATGCGCCACCGGTTATTTCATCGCGCACGAACCGCGCAGCCAAATGTTTTCGCAGCCGACGCAGGGTGACCAGCAGATGTTCCTGGAAGCCAAGCTGCGCCCCATGATTGACGCGAACCCATCGATATCCAGCAAGATGGCAAAGCAGCGCGGTCGCGAAGGCGTAAATAACAGCCGGCTGATTTCGTACCCGGGCGGGTTCCTGATGTTCGCGTGGGCAGGCTCCCCAAAGACGGCACGCGGCCGTTCTGCACCTGTCATCCACCAGGACGAAGTGGACGGATACGAAGCCACAGCTGAAGGCGACTTCTGCGAACTGCTATCGCAGCGCAATGCGACGTTCGGCGATCAGCGGCTCGAAACGCGCAGCAGCACGCCGACAGTAAAGGGGCATAGCCGCATCGAAACCGGCTACCTGGAAGGTGACCAACGCCGCTACTTCGTCCCCTGCCCTCATTGCGGCGTCGGCCAGTATCTGAAATGGCCGAACGTCCACTGGAAGGGCCGCAAATCGACGGGCATCGACAACGCTGAAGACGACGTGGGGGCCGAGCACGAGCCAGACACGGCGATGTACGCATGCGAGGCGTGTGGCGTCCTATGGGACGACGGCGAGCGCATCGCAGCAATCCGTAACGCTGAAAAGCTGGGGCACGGCTGGAAGGCCGCCAAGCCGTTCACTGGCCACGCGTCGTTCCACGCGCCGGAAATGCTTTCCACGTTCCGGCGGCTGCGTGACATCGTGCGGTCATATCTGGATAAGCTGGCCGTGGGCGACCTGCAGTCGTTCGTGAACGTCAGCCTGGCAGAGACGTTCGAAGAAAAAGGCGACAAGGCAGACGCCGGCACGCTGATGGCTCGCCGCGAGGTTTACGCGGCCCAGGTGCCGATGGGCGGCGTGTGGCTTGGTGCAGGCATCGATGGGCAGCAGGACCGCCTGGAAGTGCAGATTGTCGCCTATGGCGTCGGAGAGGAATCATGGCGCATTGCCTATTACGTGCTATGGGGCGATCCGCTCGCGCCCGACGTTTGGAACGAACTGGAAGAAGTGCTGAGCGAAGAATTCGAGCACGAAAGCGGCGTCATGATGCGCATTGGTGGGGCGTGCCTGGATACGGGCGGCACCAATAGCTACACGCAGACTGCATACGACTGGCTGCGCGGAAAGTCTGGACGGCGCATCTTCGGGGTGAAGGGTATTGCGGGCTGGGGGCGCCCCGTCGTTGAGAAGCCGCAGCGCAAGCAATCAGGCAAGAATGCGCGCAAGGTCGATTTGTTTCTGGTGGGGACCGACGAAGCCAAGCTGATCGTGATGCGCCGTTTAAACATGGTTGCGCCAGGACCTGGCTACGTGCACTTCAGTGACGACGCGGACCAGGACTACTTCGACCAGCTGACAGCCGAAAAGCTTGTGACGAAGTACGTAAAAGGATTTCCAAAGCGCGAATGGACGAAGCACGACAAGGCGCGAAACGAAGCGCTGGATACGTTCGTGTACGCATATGCCGCGCTGAAAATCATGCAGCCGAACCTGAAACGACTGGCTGAAAAACTGCCTGAAATCCCGAAAAAAATCGAGCAAAAGCGCATCGAGACGACAAAACAGCCAGCAAACGACGACAAACCACCGGAAATCCCACAAGAGGAACAACCGGCACCGCGTCAGGACAATGGCGGCATTGTTAGAACCAGGCGTGCCCTCAAAGCGAAGCGCGGCGGCGGCACATGGGCGACCAAATGGTGACGAATGCCGCTCTGCGATACTTCCCTGCCAGACGAAATCATGGCCGGTCTGGATTTCCAGGCCGTGCTGTCGTTTCCGCAGTACCCGGCAACGACCTGGGGGCTTAACGCCGTCATTCGCGGCCCGATGGCGATCAACCTGACGGCTACCCCGGACGCGACAAACTCCACCGCATTTATGCTGTCCGTGCCAGGCGCCACGACCGAAACGTGGACGCCTGGGAAATACTGGTACAGCCTGCGCGCGACGCAGGGCAGCGCGATCATGGAAGCAGGCAGCGGCGAATTCACCGTGCTGCAGGACTTGGCGAGCGTCACGGGCATATACGACGGGCGCAGCCAGAATGAAATCGCGCTGGCCGCCATAGATGCCGTGATTTCGAAGCGCGCGACGATGGACCAGCAGCGCTACAAAATCAACGAACGCGAGCTATGGCGCACTCCTGTAGCGGACCTGCTGAACCTGCGCGCGTACTACGCCAAACAGGTGGCACGTGAACGCGCCAAGGCGCGCGGATATTCGCGCTTCGGCCGTCCCATCATCGTGAAATTCCACCCATGAAAATCCCTTTCTTCGGCAAGCGCTCGGCGCAGCTGAGCGTACCGGATGCGGCCGGCGAGCCGACTGCCGCGCCACGCCGCAAACTGCTTGGCCGTATGCTGTCAATCGGCGGCATCTTCAAGTCGTCGTTCGTTGATCGAAACGACCAGTGGACGGCCATCCCGCTGCCGCCAGACCAGTTCATTACGCTGCGCCAGCCTGCCCTGGTGGCGCGCTCGCGTGAGCAATGGTCGAATAATGACTACGTGCGCGGGTACGTGCGTCGATGCCGCCAGAATATCGTCGGCGAACACGGCGTAAAGCTGCAGGCGCAGGCAAAGCTGGCGAACGGGAAGACTGACAAAAACGCAAACGACGCCATCGAATCCTGGTGGGACGAATGGGGCAAGCGCGGCAATTGCGACGTGACGGGAACCCTGTCCTGGCGCAGCCTGCAGGCGCTCGCCATCGAGCACGCATGCCGCGATGGCGAATTCGTCTTCCGCAAGGTGCGCGGCGCTGACGCCGGACCGTTCGGGTTTGCGCTGCAAGTGTTAGACCCACAGCGGCTGCAGGTTCGATACGAAGCGAACGACTACGGTAGCAACGGTAATTTCATCCGCAACGGCATCGAATTCAATCGCTACGGGCGCCCCGTCGCGTATCACTTCGCGAGCACGGACGAGCGCGATGCGTATTTCTATTACAGCATGGCTGGAAAGGGATTCGTGCGCATCCCGGCAGACGAAATCATCCATGGCTTCGTGTCAGAGATGGCCAGCCAGAAGCGCGGCATTCCGTGGACTGCCACTGGTCTGTTCCGCATGCATCACCTGCAGGGATTCGAAGACGCGAGCGTGCAGAACGCCCGCGCGACCGCATCTAAAATGGGTTTCGTCCAATACCGCGAAGGGTTCGGACCCGAAGCAGACGAAGACACGGACGTAGCAGGCAGCATCAACGCAGAGCCGCTGTCGTTTCACGAACTGCCTGAAGGCGCCGAGTTGGCGAAGTGGGACCCGCAATACCCGGCCGGAGAATTCGCCGTTGCGCACAAGGTTTATTTGCGCGGCGCAGCCACCGGCTGGGGCGTGTCGTACAACAGCCTGGCGAACGACCTTGAAGGCGTGAATTTCTCCAGCATCCGCGACGGCAAGATGGATGAGCGTGACAACTGGAAAGAATTGCAGGGCTGGCTGATCGAAACGCTTTGCGTGCCAGTCTACGAAGAAGCTCTAAAAATCGCGCTGCTGTCCGAAAAAATCGTCAATCCGAAGAACGGCAAGCCGCTGCCCGCGACGAAGATTGCGATTTACAAACAGGCGCACTTCCAGGGGCGCCGCTGGCCGTGGGTTGATCCGAAGTCTGATGCGACCGCGAAGGTGATGGAAATTCGCGGCGGCCTCACGTCGATTTCGCAAATCATCCGCGAGCAAGGCCGCGACCCGGAAACCGTGTTTCAGCAAATCGCTGACGATTACAAACTGCTTGGCTCGCTTGGCGTGCCAGACGAATTCATCAACGTCATTTTCGGCATTCTGCCCGCGCCTGAACCCGCGCCGAGCAAGGCCGACGAATCCGTGGCGAAGGAACCCGCAAAATGAACATCAACCGAATCATGACGCGCGACGGCGATCCGCTGCAGACGAACAAGGTAGCGCAGCGCCTGCACGAAATCCGCGAACGAGGCGGCGCGCGTCGCGTCGCTACTGTCGGCGTGGTGGACCTGGAAGCGCGCACCGTCGAGCTGGCGTTTTCGAGCGAAACGGACACGGTTGAGCAGTGGTTCGGAATCGAAATACTGTCGCACGCACCTGGCGCAATGGACACGTCGCGACTGGATAACGGCGCACCCGTCCTATGGATGCACAACTGGACGGACCAGCGCGGCGTTGTCGAATCGGTGAGCATCGATAGCGACAGAAAGGGCCGCGCCATCGTCCGCATTAGTCGAAGCCCCGCAGGCGAACAACTGCTGCAGGATATCGCGGACGGCATCATCACCAAAGTATCTGTCGGCTACCAGGTGATCGCGATTGAATGGACGGGCGAGCGAAACGGCGTGGATATCTTCACCGTCACGCGATGGCAGCCATTCGAAATCAGCTTCGTTTCCGTTCCCGCCGACGACACAGTGGGCGTGGGCCGCAGTGCCCCGGAAATACCACAAGAGGAAAAACCGCGCGCTGCGCCGGACAATCCGCAGCAGGTTCAATCACGGACGACCCCGAAGGGTACTCAAACCATGAACGAAAAGATTTTGCGTGACGCATCGGGCAACCTCGTCCGTGCGCGAGTGGATGCCGAGGGCAAGATTCTCGAAGTCCTGGAAATGATCGAGCGCGCAGGCGAAGCCGTTGCCGCAGCCCAAGCGCGCGGCCTGGACGCCGAGCGCGCCCGCGTTCGCGACCTGACGGAAATGGGCCGCCAGTACGGCGCCCCCGACAAGGCCGCGCAGTTCATCGTGGACGGCAAGTCGGTCGAAGACTTCCGGCGCGAACTGCTCGCCGATTTCGCCACGCAGCGCGCCGGCCAGCGCCCGCTGTCCGACCAGGTGCGTGATGGCGAAGTGGGCCTGAGCGACCGTGAGGCGCGGTCGTATTCGCTGATGCGTGCGATTCGCGCGATGGCGAACCCGAACAACCGGCAATTCCAAGAGGCAGCCGCATTCGAATTGGAATGCTCGCGCGCCGCCGCCGAAAAGGCAGGCAAGCAGTCGCGCGGCATCATGATCCCCGCCGACGTTCTGAACCGCGCGTTCAGTACGACGGCGCCAGCAGGCGGCCCTGGCGCTAACGCCATCGCCACGAACCTGCTGGCGGATCAGTTCATCGAACTTCTGCGACACCGCACGTGGGCGCTCAAGCGCGTCACGACGATGGGCGGCCTGGTGGGCAACGTCGATATCCCGCGTCAGAACAGCGCGGCGCAGGCGTACTGGATCGGTGAAGGCGCCGATGTTCCTGAAAGCGATCCGGGGATTGACCAGATTTCGTTCACCCCGAAGACGCTTGCGGCGCGTACCGAAATCACTCGCACGCTGATGCTGCAGTCGACGCCCGACGCCGAACTGATTGTGCGGAACGACCTGCTGAAAATCATGGCGCTCGCGCTCGATAAGGCCGTCCTGTACGGCAGCGGCGCAGCCGGCCAGCCGAAGGGCCTGCTGCAGCAAGTCGGCATCCACGCCGTTCAGTTGGCAGCAGCGAATCCCGCGTACACCGAGTACGTGGAAATGGAAACGCTGATCGCGCAGGCCGATGCGGACGAAGGCAGCATGTCCTATGTCATCAACCCGGCGCAACGCGGCTCCGCGAAGACCACGCTGCAATTCCCTGGCGTGAACGGTTCTGCGAAGATTTGGGAACCCGGCGACACGATCAACGGATACGCCGTCGATGTGACGAACCAGATCGCAGCAGGCGATGTGTGGTTCGGCAATTGGGCGAATTTCATCGTCGCCATATGGTCGGGTCTGGACATGATGGTTGATCCCTACTCGCTGTCGGCGAGCGGCGGCACGCGCATCGTAGTGTTCCAGGACGTGGACATGAACATCCGCCATACGCAGTCGTTCACGTACGCGAACCAGAACGCGACGCCGGCCCCGTAATCGATGGGTGGTAACGGACACGAAGGGCCGCCAGTTCGGCGGCCTTTTTTACCAGCACAATGGGATTTTTCATCATGAACGAAAACACCGTCGTCGTGAAGCTTACCGCAGCAACCGTCATCGATGGCCAAATCGTGCGCTCCGGACAGAAGGTGGAAATGATCGAAGCCGAGGCGAAGACTTTGCTTCGACTTGGTAAGGCAGAACTGGTCACTGCGCCTAACGACACGCCGAACGTTGCCGACGCAGCAGCGCAGCAAGCCGCTGCGCAGGCTGCCGCAGAAGCAGCGGCCAAGGCGGCACAGGTTGCCACCGTCGCGCCCGCAGTAGCGAAGTAATCACCGTCAACGACACAGGAACCGATTCAAAATGGAAAACGTGAACATTCTCTGCCTGCGCCCCGCCGCAACCGTCACGGCGACCGACACGGGGACCGGCGTCAGTATGGAAGGCGTAACGGGCGATGGCCACATCATCCTGAATTCGTCCGCCACGAACACGTCGGGCAATACCAGCACCGTGAAGCTGCAGCACAGCAACGACAACGGCGCGACCGACCCGTGGACGGATACCGGCGTTTCGTTCGCACAGGTGACGAGTGCCGCCGCGAGCTTCCAGCAGCAATTCCTTTCGCTGGACCAGTTCAAGCAATACGTGCGCGTCGTGAACACGCTCGCCGGCACTTCGCCCAGCGTGACGTACGGCGTGGAAGTCATCGGCACGAAGCACTAAGCCATGCCGCACCCAGCCTGGGACAATCCCGCCGATTTCGTGAATACGGATGACTTCGCCGTCAAGGCAGTCATCCAGTACCAGGCTGGCGGCACGCTTGACATCGTTGGCATCTACGACGGACCGTACACCAAGGCGGAGCTGAAGGAATACGTCCAGGACACGACGCACCCGAAGTTCACATGCGTGGAGGGGACGTGCGTGAACGTCGGGCGCTTCGATGACCTGGTGGTGTACGAAGCCGATGGCGTCACGGTGTTCTGGACATTCGGCATTCTGACGACGCCGCAACCTGACGGAACTGGCTTGGAAGTTCTGGAACTGGCGCCTGACCAGCAATGATCCACTTCGAAATTGAGTGGAAGGAACTGGAACGCATCGGCGACGAGCTTGGCGCCACGCCGAAGCAGATTAAGCTGGCGCTGTCTCGCGCACTCGCGCGCACGGCGTCGAAGCTGCGCGTGCTGTCGAGCAAGGGCCTAAAGTCAGAGCTGGACCTGCGCCGCTTGAATATGCTGCGCAAGCGTTTGAAGTCGATCAAGCTGCGCAAGGGCATCCTGGAAGGCGTGCAGCTTTGGTATGGTTTAAACGACATGCCGGTGTCGTGGATCAAAGGGCGCCCGACGCAGACGGCAACCGGGGCAGAATTTCGCGGCGTCCAGTACCCAGGCGCGTTCGTCGGGTCTAGCCAATACACGCACAGCAAAACGATTTTCAAGCGCGTCGGCAAAAAGAGGCTGCATATCGAAGAGCAGCTGTTTCCCATCCAGGACAAGGCTGACGTGTTCGTGGAAGACAAAATCTTCGTGCAGCTGGAAGCGATATTCTGGCCGCTGTTCAGGCGTGAGCTGGCCGCGCGCGTGAAATTCAATATCGGTGAAAAATGAGCACGCCCCCGACCGACCCGAATGCATTCCTGGACCTGGACGCGCTGCATGCGGCCATCGTGTCGGATATCAAAGCGCAATTCCCGACGCTGGCCACGGTCGAGTTCTATCGAACCGAGGCGCGCAGAAGCGTCCCGTGCCCCGCCGTCCTGTTGGACCTGTGCGAATTCGAAGCTGAACCGGACGACGACCCAGGCACTGAACAACTTGCCGTGTCCGCGAGATTCGAAGCTGAAATAGTTTTCGGGTTCAAGACCGCGAACGTGAAACAGGAAATCCGCAAGTTTGCCGCTGCGTTCGCTGCGTGGCTGCGCTTGCGTCGATGGACTGGAATCGTCACGGATGCGGCCAAGGTGATTGGCGCGTACCCTGACGACTTCAAGCCGGAGCTGGACGAATACGTGGTTTGGCGCGTGGAATGGTCGCAGGTTCTATACCTTGGGACGAACACGTGGACCGACACCAGCGACCTGATTTCGCTTAACACGCAGGTGATGGTGGGCACCGACCCGAACATCGGACCCAATCACGTCGCCGACTACGTGCAGATTGAAATCAATCCGGGCATCATCGATCCAGACGTGACGCAGGAACTGGAGCCATGAGCTACGACCTGTCAGAAGCGTATCGCAAGCTGGCGGCCATGATCCGCTTCGGCACTATCACGGGCGTGGACCTGACGGACGCGACTGCGCCCCGCGTGACGTGCACGTGCGGCGGTCTTGATACGGATTGGCTGCCGTGGCACGCGCTGCGCGCCGGGAAGACGGTGCACTGGTCGGCGCCGACTGCGGGCGAACAAGTCATCGTATTCGCGCCTGGCGGCGAAACATCGCTTGGGTTCGTGCTGGGGGGCTTCTATTCGAGCGATAACCCGGCGCCGTCCACCGACCCGAACGTGGATATGACGCAGTACCCTGATGGCAGCACCGTCGAATACGACAGCAGCAGTAACACGCTTACGGTGAGCGTTTCCGGGAACGGGAACGTGGTTGTGAACTGTAAGCAGGCAACCGTGAACGCATCCACCAGCGTGACGCTGCAGACGCCAAACACGCATATGACGGGCAATTGCCAGGTGGACGGGAACCTTGGCGTGACCGGAGTAATGTCCGTGCAAGGAACGGGCGCAGGTGGCGGCGCGGTATCTACGTTCGCCGGCACGATCCACGTGACCAGCGGCGATGTGACGGCAGACAGCATCAGCCTGAAGAATCACACGCACAGCGATCCGCAAGGCGGAAATGTCGGCCCCGCAACGGGCTGACCGGAAATCCCACAAGAGGAACGATGAATTCATGCCGTCGAGAATTGCGGCATGAATGGCACCGACGCATCCACCGGAAAATGGTTGACGGAGCTGGATCATTTGCGACAGTCCGTAACTGATATCCTCATGACGCCATTGGGCAGTCGTGTGATGCGGCGCGACTATGGAAGCAATCTTCCGTTTCTGGTCGATGCGCCACTGAACGCGGAAACGCTTACCG